TACTAAATTCTTTATAAGCACTCCAAGTAGGAGAACCAGAAGGATCATCATTAGTAGCTCGTACATAAACAGCAGCATTACATTTTGCAGCTTCAGTTGTTCCACCAACAGCATCAATATATCCCCAACTATCAATTAAATCTGTTCTGTCATCAAACAAACTGTTTAAGATAAAACTACTTGCTTTCAAGGTTTTTCTTAAATTAACGTCATATGGCTGCGTTAAATCGACAGAATTGGCAAAGGCATATTCTCCAGAAGTTTCTGTCGCATTACTTGTAACTACTAATTTCAAAGCATCTAATGTTGAATCATAAACTGTATCTGATTTTGACCCTGTAAAGTTAGCAGTATGCTCATCAATCGTTCCAACAACAAGTCTTTCCGAAGGTGCTGGTAACGTAGTTGTTATTCTTGTGTTATTCCAATCTGAATCTTGTGACCCAGGAGAAGGTGATTGTCTGCCACCATCATCTTCAAATTTAATTAAATAAGTTCCCTCAAGTAATGGGACTATTTTTTGTGTTTGACTACCTGCTGCTGCAACCACAATCTCCTGTGCATCTTGCCATTTAGCAGCAGTTGTTAATGAAGAATGTCTGATAAGAGTTTTACCTCCTAACAAAACATCAAGCTCTGAAGCACGATTCCAACTTAATATTGCACTAGACTCATCTATAGGAAGTAAAGTTACACCACTAACATTATTAGGAAGGGCAGTTTTACCAACAGCAACAAAAGGATCTAAAGCATTAGGTAAAGTTGATCTAAGACCTGACGAACTAACGCTGTAAACCTCAATCGTATAATTACCAGCAATAGTATCTAAAATTTCATAGCTTTTAGCACCTTCTACAGTTCTAGACACATAGTTACCTTGCTCATATCTCCATCTGACATAGACATTATCAGTAGCAGTAGTCCAACTAACAATAATTTTTACCCTTGCAATTCCTGTATTTTCATAAATAACTTCTTCTGCTGTTACACCTGAAGGAGATGCTGGAGCAACATCTAAATTAGTAACATCTCTAGGAGTAAGAGCAATTCCACTTTCTATATGATTATATTTGCCTGAATTATATTGTCCTGCGGTAATTACATACTTAGATCTGTCCTGTTCTTTAACTTCTAATACTCTCCAAGTAGAAGTTAAAATATCGTTTGTTTGATAAACCCAGACACTATTAACATTGGGGGCTACTGAAAAATGTTGTCCTAAATTAACTACATCATCTACGATTGAAGTAACTGTTTTATTTTCAATACTACCATCAGGTAAAATAGCAGATAAAGTAGCTCCTATTTTATAAGTCAAATCTGTTGTGTTATCTACAGTTACAGAATTAGTAGTAGCAGCTTGAATACGACCTCCTCTACGTTCTCCACTTCTTACTTCGTCAGCTATTTCAATAATCTGTCCAGGTCTAACAACAACTCCTGCATCTATAGAAGTCGCAAAACTAATAACCTCACGCTCTACATTCTCCATATACAGCAACCATTTAGCTAAACGATTAGCTTGACCTCTACTTGTACAGGCAAAAGCATCAATATTTTTAACTATTGATCCATAACGAGTTTGGTTTGCAGTATCAATAACTTCTTCATAATTTATATCTCGTAAATCCAAATCTAAATACTTAGCAACTACAACTGTGGGCCTTGTCTTTTGACTTGCATTTGAATATGTAAATCCTGGTTCTAGTACATTAGCAAGAGTAAATAAATAACTAGAATCTTTTGGAGCATCTTGGGCAATAGTTAAACTACCAGCCTGATAATATGGCATAGCTCTAAACACAGAACACATCTGATTAATTACGTTATAAGCCTCCTGTTGATTTTGAATTGATACATTACAACTAAATCTAGGTTCTGTATTACCTGTTCCTGTTCCATCATCTATTTGAGCAGAACAATAAAGAGATGCTTGATAAAAACTAAATTTATCTAAATCAGATTCGGCAAGATGAGCACCTAATCCATATCTAGAAGATGTTAAAAGATCAAACAGACACCAAGCAGGATCATTGGTATATTGTGCAGCACCTAATGTGCCATTAAACGTACCAGTATAAGACAAACTACCATCTGCTCTCACAGTTGCATTATGAGGAATCTTTACTTTTATACCTTTGACTAAATATTTTCTTGTAGGTATAGCAGTAAATTGTTCAGCATCAACCTTTAAACCAACTAATGCACTATTTGGATAAGTTCTTTGATCGTATTTTATTTCTACATAACTATTAAATTGAAATTCATCAGATAATTTAGCTGAACTACTATCCGCAGTAATTCTAGTAACTTTTATATTGACAGGAAAAGCACCATCTAAATTAATTAAGTAATCTCTAAGGTAGACATCAGGGGTTCTACCTGTAATAGTTCCTGCATTACCAGTTACAACAGTTGAATAAGATCCTCCAGAATATTGAACAGCAATTTCTAATTTAATTTCTGAACCAAAAATATCTCCTTTATCACTAAGACGTTGCAAAGCAGGAACAGTAATATTTACCGAGACAGCATCTACATCTGAGTCTGTAATTTGGATTACCTTTGGTGATGCTTGAGGAACAGTAGAAAAACCTGTAAGTTTTGTTGTTGAAACATTTCTCGTTATAGGAATTACTGTTTGATTAGATGTTCCAGCCCTTACTTCATAACTAACATCTTTAAAGTTAAAAGTACCATCGGCAGCTTGTAATGGTGTGTTATTTAAAAATATAGATTTTGCACCATCTACTAAACCACCTATCTCTCCCTCTCCTATTAAATCAAGGACTCTGGCAAAACTTTTAGAATCTAAATTATCTTTAGCTTCAGTAGGAGTTCCACCTGCACCCCCACCTCCTTTTCTTCCACCACCACCTGATCCAATAATTTTACTCATACTTCTACCTGCTCGTTTTCAAGATGAGCCGACACCACTATAGAGCCTGTCAACGTAGTTCCATATATTACAGGAACAGCTACTCCAGCACGACTTGTATTTTGTATCCCACTAAAATTAAAGGACAAACGAGGATCTTGTTCTCGTTCTGAGACTTTAGGAATAGGAGTAAGCATTTCTGCAATCCCCTGTAAAGCTAAACTAGCACCAATAGTTCCAACGATTGTAGATACTGCAATTTCTCCTCCAAAAGTTCCAATGGACATACCTTGTAATCCAGGAATAAATGCAGCACCAATCATAAATGCTCCAAGTAAAAATCTTCCAAATCCTCTTCCAGCACCTCCAACAACAGGAATGATCTTTATATCTTCTTGTCCGTTAGGATAATGCAATTCGTCTTTCCCTATTTCCCAATCGTTAACCGCAACTTTGTAATGTCTATCAGCCATATGAGCTTCTAACTGAGGAAAATTAACAACTAAAAACCTAATAGCCTGTGCAGCATTACTTACTTCAGCTTCAAAGGTCTTTTGACCTAGAAACTTTGCTAATTCTCCGTACAGCTTAATTTTACGCAGCATAACGAATCCTCTTACCTGTACATTTTAGCAACCATTCGTCTAATAAATCACGACTTGATAATCTATGTTCTAAATGGTGTAAAACGGTTTGTTCTCCTAAGTAAACACCAATATGATTTAATCCGCTACTACAAATTGACATTAATAATAAATCTCCCTTTTCTAAATCCTCCTCTTCTTTCAATTCTCTAAATCCTGTTTTTGCAAAACAACTTGCAAACATTGGATTCTTTATAAAATCATCTGGATCGTTTGGTCTAATCCAATCTATAAGTTCTATTCCTAATTCTTCTTTATACCAATCTCTACATAAACTCCAACAATCAGTTATACCCCAAACCCATTGTCTACCAATTAAAGGTGCTTTATATCCGCAAGGTTCACAATAACCCCATTGTTTTAAATTAGGTTGAACAATCCACCACTTAACACCAGATTTCTCACAAGAAACTTTATCCGCCTCACTTGGTTGAGGACTTGTTACTGGATGGCTATGGACAATAGCACTTATTTCTCCATATTTATCCTCAGCATTAGCCCAATCATCTGGGTCTAAAATAAATTGATCTTTAGGATCTAGAGCTAGATTTTTACAAGGAATATATTTTTCCTTACCTTTAACAACAACCAAAAGACCACAAGATTCTCTAGGATCTTCCTTTATTGCGTGTTCAAGTGCTTTATCCTTCCACATTATGAATAAAACGAACCAACACCAGGAAAATCAGCAGGTAGAACTTGCCTTCTAGGTATTTTAACTCCATGAAGATCAAAACTAGCAGCAAGTTCAAACTGTATAATATTTCTTGTTTCCATTACTTTGCGATCAATAAAATATACCTCATTAGGGAATGTAGCTGTAGGATCAGGTGTCCCATGAGGATTGTCACTTAGTTCTTGACTGATTAAACTACCATCTTCCTCTAGTATCGCACTTCCATCTTCCGACAAAATATCTCCAATATCAAAATTTATATGATCTATATACCTTTCTAAAGTCCTAATTCTTGTAACTTTTGCTCCTTCTAATCCTTGAGGTAAAGTTAAAAGCAATGTTGTAAAAGTTCCTAAAATATTAGATATAACAATTTGTGGTCTTGGAAGTTGTTTCCCATTAAATTCAAAACCACTAGCTTCTATTGGCATCCTTGTGTATTCAATATTATTAAAAATAAGATTGCCATTATTATTCTCACTCACTCCATTATGAAAATAATAAGTTGTATTTGCACCATGAATTGCAGAATCTAGCTGTAGTTGAAAAAGCTCAACAATATTACTAGGATTTATCTTCTGTAGTTCTGATACAGGAGTAGCCATTAGGGTTCAAATACCTGTTGAAATGTCATATTTAATGTAGCTCTATTTTTATAAGGTATTGTTTTAGTCCAACCTGCACAAACCCATTTATAAGCAGTAGAACTACCAAGAGGAGTCCAATCAAATGAAGCACTATCGTCTGCTCTGGCTTCAAGAAATGTCTCTATAGTATCTGAATCTGTTTCTGAAAGATTGACAAAACTTAAAGACCAAACAAAAGGTCTTGTATTTAACCCAAATTTAATTCGATGCTGGTAGCCATCATTAAATTGAGCAACATTAACTTTTGGTTGTACAGTCTTACGAGCCTGATAACTCGGTTTAATAGAAGGAAAAGTAGCCATTATGAAAGTAAACCTCCTGGTCTTTTTTCTTTAATAAGTTCTGATTGGATCGCTGCTGCTACTAATCTACCTAATTCTTCTCCATTTGGTTCATCACCTTGAACAGATGTTCCAGAAGCGTCTACGCTTACTGAAATATTTGTTGAACCACCAAGAGCATGATTTGGTGTAATACCTCCAGAAATACCTGGTGTAAAGACTTCTGGCCCTTCTTCTCCAACGATATAAGACCTTCCACCGCTAACTGGACCACCTTTTGCCTTGAAAGGATTAGCCACATCATCTAAGAAATCACCTGCTTTATTTGTTTTCCCAAATTCAAATCCACCCCCAAACAAATTCAATCCTATTCCTAATATTTTCATCTGTATCTGTTTTGCAATCATCTGTGCAGCCATATCTAAAAAC